GGGATCTTTTTGAAGTTGCAGTTCATTGGGGGCTGAAAGAATCAAAGCAGTTGGCAAAGCTTAAGGTAAAGGATGTGCCCTCGCCCATAAAGCGAGACTACTCGTGGACGGGTAAATTCAAGCCCTTTGACCACCAGAAAGAGACCTCATCTTTTCTGACGTTGCATGACAAAGCGTTTTGTTTTAACGAGCAGGGTACGGGTAAGACCGGCAGTGTGATTTGGGCCGCGGACTATCTTATGAACATAGGTGAAGTGAACCGTGTACTGGTGCTGTGCCCGCTATCTATTATGAAATCTGCATGGCAGCAAGACCTGTTTAAGTTTGCTATGCACCGATCCTGCTCTGTCGCCCATGGAGACTCTACCGCACGTAAGAAAATAATTAACGCCGGTTGCGATTTCGTTATCATTAATTTTGACGGGGCCGCTATCGTTAAGAAGGAAATATTGGAAGGTGGTTTTGATTTAGTGGTAGTAGACGAGGCGACAAGTTACAAGAACCCACAGACTAACCGGTGGAAGATACTAAAAGATATAGTGGCCCAATCTAAACGTTTGTGGATGCTCACCGGTACTCCTGCCTCACAGTCTCCAGTGGACGCTTACGGTATAGCCAAATTGGTCAACCCTGAAAACACACCTAAATTCTTTGGGCAGTTTAGAGATCAGGTTATGTACAAGGTGTCCCAATACCGTTGGGCGGCTAAGCCTCAAGCAAAAGAAATCGTGCATAGAGTACTGCAACCCGCGATACGGTTTGAAAAGGATCAGTGCTTAGATTTGCCGGATGTAACATATGTGGACAGGGACGCCCCGCTCACAGCACAGCAACTTAAGTACTACGACTTACTAAAGAGGCAGATGACGCTTACAGCGGCGGAAGAAACAGTAACCGCAGTTAACGCTGCGACTAATATCAATAAGCTCTTGCAAATATCAGGTGGGGCAGTCTACTCGGACACCAAAGAGGTTATCGAGTTTGATGTATCCAATAGAATACAAGTCATATTGGAGGTGATACAAGAGTCTTCCCACAAGGTCTTGGTGTTTGTGCCGTTTACGCACACCATTGATTTACTGCAACGGGTCTTGGAAAAAAATAAAGTTTCGTGCGGGGTGATCAACGGCAAGGTAAGCCTCAACAAGCGTAGCGATCTAGTAACACGTTTTCAGAACTGCGAAGATCCTTACGTTCTAATAATACAACCACAAGCGGCTAGCCACGGGTTGACCCTAACTGCCGCCAACACGGTGATTTGGTACGCTCCCGTCACAAGCGTGGAGACTTACTTACAGGCCAACGCCCGAATCAATAGACCGGGCCAGAAGAACGCTATGACGGTTGTGCATGTAAAAGGCAGTGAAGTAGAGTCCCGCCTGTACAGCATGTTGCGTAACAACATAAACAACCACGAAAAAATAATAGATCTTTATCGAAGAGAAATTTCATAAACTGTTTGACAAAGTCAAAAGTTATGTTATAGTAGAACCGTCAACCGAAAAGGAGCGAAGATGGAAGACGAATTTACCCTATATGGACTTGTCACTGTGTACCTAAAAATCAGGACAGCGGTGCAAGAAAAGGAAGAGCAGCACAAAGCTGAAATGCAAGCACTCAAGGATGAGTTTGAGGTCGTGGCTGGCAAGCTTCTTGAACTCTGTAAAGATCAAAACGTAGATAGTATACGCACCCCTGCTGGCACTGTGTCTCGTCGGGTCTCGTCGCGGTATTGGACGAACGATTGGGATTCTTTGTACAAATTTATTAAGGAGAACGACGCTCATTACCTACTTGAGAAACGCATACACAACACTAACATGCAACAATTTTTAGAGGAGTCGCCGGATAGCTTTCCTCCCGGCCTACAAAATGATCGTAAATATATTATTCAAGTCCGTAAACCAACTTCAAAATAATCTGTAAGGAGAAGCATGTATGTCTAACGTAACCATTTTTAAACAGCCGTCTACCGGCGGTTCCCCAAGTCGTGGCATGAGCGAGTTGGCTAAAACATTTGCAAGTTCTACTACGTCGCGCCGTATCCAGACAAACACCAACGGTACATTCAAACGAATCGTTAATGGTGAGCAAATTGGCAACGCCGTACGTGGTGAGATTAATCTTATTGTTGTTGGCGCTTTGCCGAAAGTATCGCGTATTTTTTACAAAGAGAAATTTGATCCGAACAAAGAAGCCACACTACCTAACTGTTGGTCTAATATTGGGGATAAGCCCGAGGCCGCCGCTCAGGACGTTCAACATTCTAACTGCGCTGATTGCCCCCAGAACATTAAAGGTAGTGGAGATACGGGTGGACGTGCTTGCCGGTTCCAACGACGAGTGTCAGTGTTGGTTGAAGGTGATGATAGTGGGGAAGTCTACCAGTTTAATATCCCAGCCAAGTCTTTATTCGGCAAAGGATCTGGCAACATCCACCCCTTTGAGTCTTACATAAAGTATCTGCTTGCTAACGGAGAGTCACCAGACAACGTCGTTACCAATGTTTCTTTTGATGCCAACGCGGACACGATGGAACTTCTGTTTACACCACTGCGCAATATTTCCGATCAAGAGTATGAGTTAGTGGTTGCGTCGCAAAGTAAGCCAGAAACCAAGCTGTACACCATGATTACTGTAGCCCAAGCTGACGGAGTTACTAAGCAGCCAGCAGCTATAGCCTCAAAGCCTAAGCCAGTTGTATCTCGTTCAGACGAACCAGACGACGAAGCCGAAGAAGTAGAAGATATTGAGGAGCCAATTAAACGCAAGTCAAAGAAGGTTGAAGTCGAGCCCCCGGTGAAATCTAAACTCGCTGACGTTGTCTCCGAGTGGAGCGAGGACGAGTAACTTTATGGCATATGGATACAGCGTTAGGCTGTCCAAGCTAAATAAGGAAGCTGACGGCAAGCTACTGGGTGTGAAGTTAGGGCGTATGTGTATTCGTAATAACATACCTGTTTCTTTAATTGCTCAGGAACTTGCCGTCACTAGACAAACAATCTACAACTGGTTTGTGGGGGTAAGTAGTCCTCAGAAATCAATTGTAGGGTCTGTAAAAGCCTTCATAGCTTCGAACAAGCCTTTAAAATAAACTGATATAGCCTGAAATACGGCTTGTGGGGGGAGCATTCCCTCTGGAATTTGATGACGAATGATAAAGACCTTTTGAGCGTTGTCCAACCGTCCGATGGATGGATTGCTGTGTTGGGCATAAGGGGTAAGGACGACGTCGTACAAACGTTTGTATCTTCACGGGAAGAAGTCGATGACCTAGCATCTAAATACATGCAGCAAAACCGCAATGTCTTTTTTGGGGTAGCTAGATTTAAGACAGACGAGAACCGTAAGAAACCGAACGTCAAAGCACTTCGTTCTTTTTGGTTAGACATAGACTGCGGGGAGGATAAAGCAAAGATAAACCCAACCACAAACCGTCCGGACGGCTACGTTGACCAGACTTCTGGGCTTCTAGCACTGAAAGACTTTTGCAAACTAATTGGGCTACCGAAACCGATCCTTGTGAACTCAGGGCGCGGTATACACGCATACTGGCCTTTAAACAGTGACGTTACTCGGGAAGAATGGCAGCCTGTTGCTTCAAGGCTTAGAGAGCTGTGCGTGCTACATAACTTTCACATAGACGGTAAGGTGTTTGAGGTAGCTAGAATACTTAGAGTGCCGGGCACTTTGAACTTTAAAGATAACCCACCATCCCCAGTGTCCGTGATTTCTTTCGCCGACACGGTTAACTTTGGAGAGTTTCGTGAATTGCTAGGGGTTAAGAAGTTTGAGCAAACACCCCCTAAACGTGAGATGTCGGCACTTGCTAAGTCTTTGATGGGCAATACGATAAACAAGTTCGGCAAGATAATGGTACGCAGTGCGAAGGGAACGGGGTGTAGGCAGTTAATGGAGGCTTATGAGGCCAGAGATTCTTTGTCTGAGCCAAGGTGGTTTGATGCCTTATCTATCGCTAAATTTTGTGAGGATAGGGACAGGGCGATACACAAGATTTCTCAAGACCACCCTGACTATGACTACAACACCACTGAGGAGAAAGTAAAACACATTGTCGGACCACATAGTTGCGTAGAGTTCGAAAAGAGTAATCCGGGGGGTTGCGAAGGTTGTCCCCATAAAGGCAAGATTAAGTCGCCTATTGTTCTTGGGCGGGAAGTTATTGAAGCTACTGAAGAAGACAACGTTATTTCTCTGGTTGAAGAGGATGAGGAAGAATCCCACGTTATCCCTAAGTACCCGAATCCTTATTTTCGGGGTAAGAACGGCGGCATTTATTTATTGCGTGGGGACGAAGAAGAACCCGCTATAGTATATGAGCACGACTTGTACGTGACTAAGTTGATGAAAGATCCTTTGCTTATGTTGGTTGCGGTGATAAAGCTGCATCTGCCAAAAGATGGGGTCATAGAATTTGTTGTACCTAACTCGCACATTACGGATACTGGAGAACTACGTAAAGTTTTATCCGGCAACGGTGTGGCGTGTAGTCAAAAATCGTTTAAGTTAATCACGGAGTATCTGATCGCGTCTGTGAGAGAACTTCAATTTAAAAGGAAGGCGGAAGAAATGAGACAGCAATTTGGATGGGCGGACAAACACAGTAAATTTATTATCGGTGACAGAGAAATTACCCCTGATGGTGTATACCACAGCCCTCCGTCGTCAATGACTCAAAATTTAGCCGACAACATGCAGCCCGTTGGCACCTTTGAGAAATGGAAAGAAGTGTTCGATCTGTATGGGGCACCGGGACTTGAAGGACACGCATTCGGCGCTTTGACCGCATTTGGTTCCCCCCTGCTTGGCTTCTTAGGTCAAGATGGCGCGGTTATCAACTTAATAAACTCTACATCAGGCACAGGCAAAACAACCATTCTGCATATGTGCAACAGCGTATATGGGTCGCCTTCTAAGTTGTGTTCGATGTGGGATGATACGCAGAACGCTAAGTTCTTACGGTTAGGGATAATGAACAACCTTCCGTTTACGATTGACGAAATGACCAACATGACCCCACAGGAGTTTTCTACCTTGGTGTACGGTATGTCACAAGGACGGGGTAAGGACAGGGTTAAGGCATCGGCTAACGAGTTGCGCCTTAATTTGGCTAAGTGGCAGTCTATATCGTTGTGTAGCTCAAACGCTTCGTTCTATGAAAAAATGGCGTCGCTTAAAAACAGTCCTGATGGAGAGCTCATGCGTTTAATTGAGTACCGCATCGACCAAAACGGCATCATAGACCCTGCGTTTGCAAAGAACATGTTCGATCACCAATTAAAAGAGAACTATGGCCATGCGGGAGATATCTACGGAAAGTGGCTCGTAGGGCATTTGGAGGAAGCTAAGAAAACTGCGCTTGGTATACAGGCAAAGATAGACACCGAATTGAAGCTAACACAAAGGGAGCGGTTCTGGTCTGCTGTTGTCGCTGCTAACATAACGGGCGGGTTGATCGCCCAGTCGCTAGGGCTACTGTCTTGGGATATGAAGTTAGTGTATCAGTGGGCTACCAACATGGTGCTAGGGCTGCGGGGACAGGTTAAGCCTCCAGCCACCGACTTGATGGCAGTTATTGGCGACTATATAAACCGGCACATGCAAAATATTTTGGTGGTGAATGATGGTAACGACCGCCGCACGAACATGGCCTTTGCCCCAATAAGTGAACCTAGGGGGGAGCTGTTGATTAGATACGAGCCTGACACGAAGCGCATGTTTATTGCCGCTAAGCCTTTTAAGAATGACTGCGTTAAGTACCAAGTCAATTACAAAGACACCCTACAGCACCTAGAGAAGAAAGGTATATTTCTAGGCACGGCAAACAAACGTCTTTCTAAGGGTATGAAAATGGCGTCACCCGGGGTTCACTGCTTGATGTTTGATTGCTCGGGCAGTGAGTTTTTAGATATGGAAAGCATAGTACCTACAGAGCAAACAGATGAGGGTAGAGAAGGTTAGTTATCACATAAATTGGAAGGCGTTCAAAAGGGGGACGTCATTTTTTATCCCATGCTTAAGGACTAAAGAGGCTAAGAAAGAAATACGTGAAGTTACTCGCCGCTTGCAGTATCAGACTGTGATCAAGGTGGTTATCGAAGAAGCAGTAAAAGGTGTGCGAGTCTGGAGAATTTGATATACTGTTGGTGGAAGATTCGCTCCTTCCAGATTGGTTATACAGTTCTCTCCGTTTACCCCCGGCCTAAAACCGGGGGTTTTTTTGTCACCTCACTCTTTCAAGCCTAGGTAATACTAGCGGCAAATCTTTCTCGGAAGCGTTTAGTCCGCCGAGCATACTTGCGATACCCCGATTTTTTGCTCTGTTCCCGAGGGAGCGCTCCACGGTTTTGTTGTCGATTGCGTACCCAGTGACCCCGTTGCGGTAGTTGTATGAGTCTATTTCTTTAATCGCGTCCTCAAAGGCCTCATAGTTTTCATCAGTGGGGTTGTTCTCATACCGCATGTTTGCTTTGTTGAGATTATCAAGTACGTCCGCCCTTTCTTTTTTAACCTCTCTAACCTGTTGCTGAAGCAAAAAGTTTACTTTTTTCATGTCCGACACTTCAGTGCTTTGGAACCCGGCGGCTTGGGCTATTACTTTTCCGAGGGTGTAGAATTCTGGACCTTTTACAGTAGCCCCTAAGCTTGTTAAATCTCCTTCTTTAGATAGTCTAAACGCGGCTATAGGTTTGCTGATACCAGCAGGTAAAAGAGCCTCCGCACCTTTAGCCCAGTCTCCGGCATCGAAAGCATCTAGCGCTTTAGCGAATGAATCTACCACGCCGCCCGCTGGTCCAGTCGACGAAACTAGAAAATTGGGAAATACATCTTGATAGCGGTCCGACGGGGTTGAGTCTTGGAAAAACATGTTGTTAAGAGACACAGAAGACCCGATGTTTAGATCAGTTATGGCGGGTATAGGCCCCACCACTACGCCCCGCGCTAATGTGCTTGCTTGTTCGTCAGTTAACCCCAATGCGTTCGCCAACGCGCTATCTTTACCAAAATAATTTGGGATAAAAGATAACCTAAACCACAAATCTAAATTACGTTTGCCTAGTGGGTTGTCTTCGTCATCCTTATCGTAAAGTTCATCGGCTTCAGGGCTATCCTCATCAGGACGAAGCATATCTCTAAACCCTTCTAACACCCCCATTACAAAGCTATACATAGGCAGACCAGTGACACCCGCAAACGCGTAAGTCATCATAAGCGACCCAAAAAACTGAGTCGCCGCCGCTTTTTTGCCTTCCCTGTTTAGGAACGGGAGCATGCCGTAAAAATTACGTATCA